GATACTTTTGAATTGGTTATCGGTTAGTTTCGCTGTATATGAGCCACGATAGTTTGGGTCGTTAATTGACTGACGTGCGCTCACAGAATTAAAGGTTGCCACCAAGTGCCTTTCTAAGACGTTCAACACGGATGTGAAGAAACATTAGGTAAGCGATAGCATCTTGGATTTCTTCCAAAGTGTCTACCATGATTTTGTCTAATGGTTTATCTTCGAAGGCTTGTAGTTCCGTGCCATCGCTGAAGCTTTGCCGGTACTGGTTGTCACCAATACCTTCAACTCGGATTGCTACCTTTTCGTGGATGCTAATCATGCGATCCAATAGTTCTTCTGTTGTCATTTGTTTGCCTCTCTAACTTTTGCCCACCTACGGGCTTTATCTTGAATAACTGGGTCAAGTAATCTTTTGGCTTTACGTTCAGCCTTAAACTTAATTCTCGATGGTGAAGGTTTACGGCTCATTTGGCATCCTTCGAGTATTGGGTTTGCCAGAATGTTGCATCTGATTTAGCGGATATTGCTTCTTTACGCCAAAGTCGAAGCTGAGCATTTACATCGTGCAATAAGTTGCTGGCTATGTAATACATGATCGCAAAGCCAAGACCAAAGCCAGCCAAGAATAAATAGATTTTGTCAACTAACATTATTGCCACCCAGCAATCTTGACTGCATCTTCAACGGACATTTGGGCGATTTGGTCATCTGAATAACCGAGTTGAGTTAACTCCAAGTGGAGTTTTGACATCATAGACATAATTATGCAACCGCCTTTTTGATAATGCTTGCATATTGGCGGCGTAATTTTTTCAAAGCTTTTAGATATTCTTCATAGGTAACTTTGTTTTCATTCCAGTCAACAATGAGACTATCCATCTCTGAATTGTGCATTTTTAAGGTTTTCATTTTTGCCTCTCTTGCCTGCCAGTTTGGCATTGAGAGTAGGGTAAAGGTCCGACTGACCTAAAGTCAAGGTTTAGACTCGGCGTGTCTTCCCATTGTCTGTGGAATAAAAACCTTCACCTATGAATGCCACAGCTGGAGCAATAAAGACCTTAGCGACCTTATTGCCACCACACACCGGGCAAGGTGGATACTCTTTAGCGTTGATATCTTGCCATTGTTCGAAGTCCCCACACTTTTCACAGTCATAAAGGTAGGTTGGCACGATTAGTCCGTACAGGTAGCGAGAACGCGTAGATCAATGGTGTCATCGGCTATGGCGTAAAGAGTCTCATTTGCACCTATTTGGATTTCTCTGAACTCTCCGCCATAAAGGTGAATGCCGTTGCTGGTGGTAACTGTCGAATCACCGAAAGCACATAGATGGTTGCCATGTGTCTCGTTATAGATATAAAGAACATATGGAGTGCTGGCTGTGTCTGTGATTGTAATGGCTTGGCGCACTCCAGCGACCAAAGTTAGTTGGCTGGTTTTCATTCGTGATTCTCCAAATGGGTGACTACGGCTGTCCGGACTTCCCGAACGTCCTTGTGTAAGTCCTCTAGGTGGGCTGTCAATGCATCTAGGGAGCGTGTAACGCCGTCTGCGAAGCCATTAGAGGTTGGGCGTGAGTTCTTCTCTGCCCTGCTTGCTTTAACCGCTGAGAAGCCCGCTATGAGCGCCGTGACGATTGGGACGAAGATAGCAAAATCACTCATTCCCCGACCCTCGACCATATACAGGGTCATTCTTATCTAGGTAACGAATGATTACTGGGAGAACTGCAACTAATCCTGCTTGCCACATGGCATCAGTATTGAACGTACCTGAGTTAAGCCAAACGGCTAAAGATGCAGCTGCAAAGACTCGACCCCAAGAGAGACACATTTCGATTGCTTCACGCATTTGTTTTTCGTTCATTTCTTAACCGCTTTCTTTGCTGCTTTCTTCACAGGCGCTGGAGTTGTTTCTTCTAGATCTGTTTCTTGGTATGGCTTAGCACCATGATGATATGCCTGATTTATCTCGGACACGATTGGATGCCAGCCAGTTGCATAGTCCGGTGTTGCCCAACCTTTGATGTAGTTAGGGTGACGGCTAGTGATGCAAACTTCTCCGCCGTTACGTTGGTCACCTGAGATTTGGCTTGAAGTGTTACCTTCTATGCAAAGCACCTGATTGTTTGCTAGGTGCAATACTGCAATACCGACATGGCTTACTCGGTTGATGCCATCGCCCGGGAAGTCAAAGTAAACAATCGAACCGGGCTTCACTTCGCCATGCGTGTGCCAAAGGCCACGTTTCTTCCACTCAGCTACGCCATTAGGTGTGTAGGCAGTATTAGGGAAGTCATGGTAGCCAGCCTTATCTGCAACCCACATGATGAATAGGCCACACCATTGGGCAGGATTGGATTTGAAGTGCCGTCCATATTTGGTGATGTTAATTGGCTTCTCAACGTAACCAACTTGGCTGAAAGCAATTTCCAGCATCTCTTGAACTTTAGGTTGCTTGGTCATCCGAAAGTCACCACCTGAACTGTTGACTGGTAAACAATGATTGTGTCTGCTGTACCAGTTTGGACAACTCGAACTTGTGGCTGGATGGTGATTGTTTCACCAGCGTTTGCTGAGTCATAGAAGTTGATGAATGAACCGCCTGAACGTGCAGTGGTGCTTACGGCAGAGTTAGCCAAAGCAACTGTGTCTATTGTGCCAGATACTGATCCAGTGACTTTCAAGCCGTACACCCAGCCGTTAGAAGCTGTGGTGTTGTTTACTGCGTTGACTGTGCCAATGACTGCAAAGAACCCTGACTTACCAACTGTGATAGTTGTAGTGCTTGCGCCAGTTACGTTCTTTTCAGTTGTTGAGCAGTTGGTTGTGGTGCGGTTAGTTGTATCAGTGGTGCCAACATGGTTGAACAGTTTGCCTGATGCTTCTGAACCGCTGATGAAAGCATCTAAAGAATCAGCCAGTTCCTGAATCTTTGTGTCACCTGTGTTGATGCTGTCAGTCCCTGTCGGATATGGGAATGCGTAGTTGCTGGTAGTTCCTGCCATAGTGTTTCCTTAACTCGGGTTGTAGATTGTCGAAGGTACTACGAGAAGCGTGGCTTCTGCGTGTTTCTGTGTCAAGTTTAATTGAACGCCCCGAACCATGTAGGTGTGGTCGCCACCATAGGCGTCTGGGATATTAGTCAAAGGTAGGCGAACTGGCTTGGTTGACTTGTAGAAGTTCTGCCATTCGCCAGCAACATGGGTCAAAGCATCTAAGTCAATGGTCAAAGATTGCAGATAAGTATTGGCTTCCTTGTAAGCGTTCACTTTATCAGTAATTACTTGTAAACGATCTGCAACAGCATTTTCGTATGAAACCCCAAAATCTTGGTAGCGATTGCCATTGGAGTTATATGAAGTGCTGTCTAAAAATGCGGATGTGCTAGATGCGTCATAGTTTGTGACTGTGGCATTGTTGATAATATTGCCAAAGTTTTGGGCAGAATTGAGACTAGACCAAAGGACACAAGTTTCAGCATCAAGTGAAGTGATGGCTGTGTAGTTGGTGTACCCGGCAGAAGGCGAATTGAGGGTAATCGTCTTATCGTCAAACCAGAACCAGCCGTCAAGTTTATTTGCCCAAAGATTTGTTAAAACACTTAGAATGTCTTGCCCATCTAAATCTGCATTTTGAACATCGGTTAGTCTGAAAGCTGCAATAGTGTCAGAAGTGAAAGTCAGATTTGATTTGTTATTGGTGAAAGTATTCCAAGTGCCTTCTGCTTTATCCCAAGTCATACCGCTAGGGACTTCATCCCAAGTTGTCTTGGCTAGTTGCTGATTGAAAGCGCTTGGCATAGTTGTCCAATATGGCACACCGCCAATAGTCAAGTCGCCATAAATAAGTTCAGTACTGAGCCTCGATGTTGCACCTAGTAGATCCAATTCCACAATTTGGTCTGTGCTGGAAGTTTGAACAGGTGAGCAGCTGTATCCCTGAACTATGCCAGTCCAAGTAACTGTGCCAGTAGCGCCCTGTGGCGCAATAGTGAAAGTGGCCTCTTTACCTATCCACCAGTCAGGGGTTAATTCAACACCAAGATAAGTTGGGAGACCAATAAACGATGCTCGAGCAGAAGGTGGCTGTGGCAATTCGTAAGGGCTAGTTGAACCGCTGATAATCTCAAGGCTATCAAGCTGAGAACCAAACGTGTACCCAGCGATATAACCTGTGACGGCAACTGTGGTGGTGTATGAAGTAGGCATTAGTTGAAGCCTAGAATCCCAGCCTGAGCGCCACCATTCAACTTAATCTTATTCAAAGTCTTTTGAATAGCACGAGCAGACTCACGAGCATCAGCCGCACCATTAACAGTAACGTTGATAGTCACAGGGGATGTGGCTTTAAGGTTACCAGTCAACCCACCATAAAGGCGATTCGTGTTAAGTGTGCGATCCATACCAGTCTCAGAGACACCCGGTATTTTGATAGTAGACATACTGGTGGCTTTGCTTTTGACGTTCTTGTTCACTTCGTTGCCTCGACCAATTAACTGGTCAGCACCATAGTAAGCAGCCAAAGCGGCTAACGCACCAGCTTGAGGGCCACCATAGTAAAGGCCAGCACCATAAGCAAGACCTGCTGCAACCAAACGTTCGTCAGCAAACAGGGTTGCAAAGTCACCTTTGCCAACTGCCGTCACCAAAGTTTTCATTTTAGAAACGATGCCCGGCAAGACTTTAGCAACGCCTTTCATGGCAGAGGCAAAACCTTCAGCAAAGTCGGTAATCATCTTTTGACCTTCAGCACCATTTAGGAAGTTAACTAATTCTTCCATCGCTGGCATGAGAGCCACACCAATAGATTCTTTAGCCTCATCAACTGATACGTTAAAGCGAGCAAACTTGCCGCTCATAGTGTCCGCAGCTGCGGCTGACTGGCCTGTGAAAGTCTTGTTTAATTCTTTAGCAGCTGCATTAAAGTCTTTGTTCTTAATAATAGTGGCATCAAGTTTGATACCAAGGCGAGTCAAAGAACCAAGGTTGCCGTTATATGCTTTAGCAAGAGCAAGCGAAACTGTGTCTAAGTCTTTACCTGTACCTGCTGCAATATCCATAGCAAGACCTTGCAACTTTTGTGCCTTACCAACCTTGCCAGTAGCAACAAGTAACTTCTCAAGCGAAGGGCGTAACTTGTCATCAGCCACACCAGTTGCTCGTTGCAGTTTGTCAATGTATTTTTCAACAGACTTAATCTGCCCGTTGCTGGCTTTAGTAGTATTCTTCAAAGTAGTAGCGAGTTTGACCTGAGCCTTCTCATCAGCAATCGCAGCTTTAACGCCGTCAATGGCTAACTTAGCAGCGAAACCTGCAACTGCAATACCGGCAAGAGCAAAGGCTTTACCAATCTTTGCAGCTGCTTGTCTTGTCTTGCCAACAAATGTATTGGTGTCTTTGGAAGCCTGATTCAAACCTTTTGTAAACTTAGATGTATCAGCCAGCATTCCCAATTTAAGAATACGCATATCGCCACCAAACATTATTGCACCCACTTATCTAATACGCTGTCAACACTTTGATACCAGCGTCGAGTAATTGTTGGTTGAAGTTTTTTAGCGGTAGGAAAAATCCAGTAACCTCTATTGCCACGGCCTTCTCTGGGTGATCGTGCAGGGAACGCACGACCACCATTTCTTAATATCGCACGTTCAGCGCCGAACTCTGTTCCCCAAAGTAATTGAGTAAAGGTTGCTCCACCTTTGACATTAGCCTTTTGTTGACCACCAAACTTAATAACTGGCATTACATCTTTTACAGCTTTGACTGTTGGTCTCAAAGCAATTTGTCTAGCGGTCTGTGCTGAGCGTTGGAATTGTGGAACTAAGTCTTGGGCTAGTTTTAAGACTTCGCCTTTGAGGTCATCTTTAGCGGCTTTCTCCATAGCAAAGATGGCACGTTTAAGAGAACGAAGGTCTGCTTCGTTTAACTTAATATCGTCAGCCATCGTTCCTATTCCTCAATACATCTATCACAGTCCAGATGATGTCATCATCTTGATCCAGCCACACGCTGGGAGGGATTTGTGTGGCGACTGCTAACTCGGCTAACAATCGCCCCACGCTTCCCTCGTCTAAGATTTTGGGTCAGAGTCCACAATGTCAAAGTCATCAACTTGATTTACCCAAACATCGAGCGGAGCAATAGTTGCATCATCTCGTTGCAAGGCTCTGTGTGCCATCCAAAGAATGTCACCAAGAGCTGGATTCTTTTCAAACTCAGATATTGACTTATTGTGTTTCTTTTCCCACGCATAGCGGTCACTAACACGGATTGCCGTATCAGCAGTTGAGCCGTCTATGTAAATGATGCGGATTTTCATTTAGTTTCCTTATGCTTTAGTTGGTACGCCAGCGCATTGGAAGGTAACGCTCCAAGTGAGAGCATCGTTTCCTGAGCCACCGACAGTTGGGTATTCAGGGTAAATACTTCCCGTGAATGTTTGGGAGTTGCATGTTAGCACAAATGCGATTGCTGTATCTGGTGTACCAGAAGCAGTCCAAAGTGCATCCATGAAGTCAGAAGTACCGGAAGTCCAGTCCTGCATCGCTTCAATAGCCAAAGTGACGTTATTGTCTACAACTTTGAATGCTTTAGTTCCACCGATTAGGTTGTAAGCATTACGGGTTTGTTCAACAGTAAGAACTGCTGATGTGATTTGTTCGGAACGAGCGACTGCGTTGATTGTCAGCGTCAACGTTCCGCCGTTTAGAATGGTGGTTGCCATTTACTTTCCTTTCTAGAAAGAAACTGCGACTTCTACGTCGATGTCGCTGACAGTCAAGTAGGCCGTTCCTACTTGAAGTTCTTGTGGTGCGGATACTGATTTCAATATTGCCCATGAAGGCATAAGTTCAATGAGGCGTGTGATGTTGTCCTCAAGTTTGGTTAGTTCGCCTTGGTTATCAGCTGTGTTAACACACACTTTGATTCGGTAGTTAACTCGAACCGATTTCTTGCCAATGGTTAAAGGTTCAACCCAAGGTGAACCCGGGGTTATGATCACTGAGTTTGAGGTTGGGGCATCAGCTGGATAAGCGAAGGTCTGCCATTTAGTGTTGTCTGTTAGGGCAGTTGCTAGTGATGTGCGGACGGATGCGAAACTCATGCGCTATCCCAGCATCGTGTTGACGCTGATATACGGCGCTAGGAGGCCTTTTACACGTGTTACGAGACTGAAACCCATGCGGAACGGTGCAGGGCTGAAATCAACGCCCACACCTTGCCCATTTGAGGCTGTGCGTGATTGCCAAACATCGGCAGAAGTCATGAGGATTGCTTGATGAACTGCTTCAACGCCTGTGTAATTTTCGGTCACACCAATCTTGTGGTGAGGAATAACATCTCGAAGTGTTACATCAGCATTTACTTTAGTCCAAGAGATTGAATCCTCGGTGACTGCTGTGATCGTAACTGTGCCATTGAAAGGTGCTGGCATCGAAGATACAACTGATTGACCAACCACAAAAGTGACTGGGACATTGGTGTATACAGTTGCCACATTAGAAACAAGTTTCTGTGCTACAACTGGAAGTGTGTGAGACATCAACATTGGGAGGATTACATCCTCAGCTGCGTCAATGCAAGATTGAACATCTGGATCATCGTAGAGAGCGCCAATGCCAAGTGCATCACGCAGTTCTGCGACAGTTACATATGACATTGGCACTCCTTACTTTGATTGGAGGTGGGTGACCATCCGCTAGCCACCCACCAGTTTGCGGAATTAGGTGATGTTTAGACGACGGATGCCGGTAGCCTTTTTGACTGCGATTGCGCCGTAGCCGTAAAGAGCCAACTGAACTTGACCAGTTGCAAGCAGTTGAACCTGCAAGGTGGTCGCAGGGCTTTCGTACCATGTAACGCTGTTTGGTGCTACAAGGAATGCAGAATCATCAACAAAGCCTGATGCTGAAACGAATGGATCAACATAAAGAGCCTTGTCCAATACGTTACCTACAACAGAGTTACCTGTAACTGCACCCGGGTTGTTTTGTGGGTTGTTAGCAAAGTAAAGTGGACGTCCGCTTGAATCTGCGAATCCCATGATTGAACCCCAAACATCTGGGCTTGCAATTAGGTTGCTTGCGTATTCACCAGTTGCTTTGAAAGCAGCTGCTGATTCGGTTGCGATGAATGATTGAAGACCAGCGGCGGTTGCTGCAACTGCAGTTGATGCTGTGCCGTTAGTTACAAGTGAAGCAAGAACTGCTGCATCTGTTGCTTTAGCGTAAGCGAACTGCATTTGGCGAACCAATTCAGCGTAGAATGCTGGGTTGGAGCGGTCAATTAGTTCCCATGAAACTTCATTCTTGCCAGCGTATTTTGCAACGTCAACAGTGATGTAGTTAGAGGTCATACCAGTTTCTGATGGTGC